TTTGCTGGTAAGCAGCTTAATTTTGAAGACCCGCGAAGCAAACTATTTTTCGAGTTTGTAAGGATTCTAAAAGAAGTAAAGCCAAAATATTTTTTGCTTGAAAATGTGAAAATGAAAAAAGAATTTCAGGACGTTATCACAGGGCTTTTAGGCGTGGAGCCTATAGAGATTAACAGCGCGCTGGTTAGCGCTCAGAACCGCCGCCGCCTATATTGGACTAATATACCAAACGTAACCCAGCCAGAAGATAGAGGCCTTTTATTAAAAGACGTTTTGGAAACAAGCGGCGAAGGCGTTATAAAAAACAGGGGTCTAATTAGAGAAACTGGAAATAAAAGTCTTTGTATTGATGCTAACTACTTCAAAGGAGTAGATAACCACGGGCAAAGAACGCAAGTTTTAGATGTTCGTAAAAAATCTAAATGCGTCCGCTCCAGTGGGCGCGGTTCGTACGACCGCCACGAGTGGGATAGTGTAGATAAAGAACACTTAAGAAAGCTTACCCCTATAGAATGCGAACGCCTGCAGACAGTACCAGACAACTACACCGCCTCGGTGAGCAATACCCAGCGCTATAGGATGCTGGGCAACGGCTGGACCGTTGACGCAGTAGCCCACATATTTAAAAACATATCCTTATGACTGAAAAACAAATAGAAAAAAAGCTCCGCTTAGGCGTCGAGAAGTTAGGCGGGCTTTGCCTTAAGTTTCCCGCGGTTTACTTCGCTGGCATACCTGACAGGCTTTGCATTATGCCGGGCGGTCTGGTGTTCTTCGTGGAGACTAAGGGCGAAGGCTTGAAGCTTAGGCCCCGCCAGCTCCACGTAGCTAAGAAGCTCGAAGCGTTAGGCGTCCGCGTGTACGTGGCGAACTCCGCCGGTATGGTTGACAGCCTGTTAAAAGTCCTGGCGGACCTTTACCGCCCGGCCCTTAAGAATTTAGATTGATGTTAAACGCTTCAAACCTCCACGACTACCAGACCTTTGGTGTTAAGCATATACTAAAGCACGACGGCGCCGGGCTCTTCCTGGACATGGGGCTGGGTAAAACAATTATAAGCCTGACAGCTATACGCGAGTTACTTGATCTTATGGAAGTGGAGCGCGTGCTGGTTGTAGGCCCTAAGCGGGTTGTAGAAAGCGTCTGGACCCAGGAGGCGCTTAAGTGGGAGCACACGCGCTCGCTTAAGTTTAGCCTGGTAGCAGGTACGCCGGCTAAGCGCCTTAAAGCTTTGGAAGCTAACGCCGAGATTTTCTTAGTAAGTCGGGACAACGTGCCCTGGCTCGTGGAGCAGTTCGGCGGCTCAATGTTGCCTTTTGACATGCTGCTACTGGATGAGCTAAGCAGCTTTAAGAACCACCAAAGCCAAAGGTTTAAAGCTCTTAAGCGGGTTCGTAAGTCGGTGCCTCGCGTGGTAGGTTTGACCGGTACGGCGGCGCCTAATGGGTTAATTGATCTTTGGGCCCAGGTTTATCTTATTGACGGCGGCGAGCGATTAGGCGCTTCGATTGGTAGGTATAGAAACGAGTACTTTAAACCCGACGCCCGTAACGGCTCAATAGTTTACAGCTATGCACTGAGAGACGACCGGCAACAAAAAAGGATTTATAAGGAGATAGGCGACATTTGCATAAGCATGAAGGCCGAGGACTTCTTAGACATGCCGGACAAACTGATAATAGACGAGCCGGTAATATTCCCGGCGGCGGTCCGCGACGGCTACGACATCTTCGAAAAGGAATTAGTTTTGGACCTTATCAATGAGCTGGGAGCCGGCCAGGAAATAAGCGTAGCGAACGCCGCCGCGCTTTCTAATAAGTTGCTGCAGTATGCTAACGGCGCGGTTTACGACGCCGAGCGGAACGTGCATAGAATCCACGATCTAAAGTTAGATAAGCTCGAAGACGTGGTAGAGGCGACCAACGGCAAGCCGCTGCTGGTGGCAGTATCTTTTAAGCACGACACCGCCCGGATTCTAAAGCGGTTCGGGAAGGCCGGCGCGCGGGTTCTCAGTGGGCAGCAGGACATAGACGACTGGAACGCGGGGCGCGTGCCTATGCTTGTTTTACACCCAGCCAGCGGAGGGCACGGGCTTAACATCCAGCACGGCTCTAACTATATAGCCTGGTTTGGTTTGAACTGGAGCTCGGAGCTTTACAAACAATTAATAGCGCGGCTCTACAGGCAGGGCCAGAAGGCTAAGCAGGTATTTATTTATAGGATAATAGCCCAGGGCACTATCGACGAGCGCGTAGCGCGGAGCCTGGCAGATAAGGACGCAACCGAGGGCGAACTAATGCACGCCGTAAAAGCGGACAAAAGCCAAATAGGATTTATAAAAGACTTAGTTAAAAAATACACCTAAATAAATACGATAATGACCGAAACACTAAAAGCAAAACTACTAGATTTACTGGCCGAAATCGAAAGAGCCGGGCGCGACGTCTCCGACATGCTGGAAAGGGAACGCGCGAAGATTAACGAAGAGGTTATAGTAGCCAAAGCGGCCCACGCCTACGAGTTAAGAGAGCTTGAAGAGACAATAGAGGAGATGCAGGAAAAGAACGCGGAGCGCGAGGCCTTTTGGCAGAAAATCGACGCTGAGGTAATAGGCTTTCTTGAATTGGATTCAATACAAAAAAGCTCGGTATTTGAAAAGCTTTCCGATGCCTGGGAGTTTATAGACCCTTCAAAGCTTGACGCTATTGAGGCGGTTTTAGAGGATAAGTACACGGCCAAAAACGGGAAAGTATGGCTACTTTAACAGAGGTGGAAATTAAGGTACACAGCGGAACGCCTGCAGCCGGGGCGGCTGTTATGTGGGAGCTTTTAACAAATATTTGCGGTGGGCCTGTAGAATCCTGGCACAACCCCGAGCTGGTTTTTAGCGAAGTGGATAATTTTTTAAGCTCCGCTAAGTTAAATTTTGACGGTAAAATCTATATAGTTTTAAGTGTTTTAAGTTAAAATTTTAAGTTATAAAGTTAAAAGCCGCCGGTAAAAAGGCGGCTTTTCCTGTTTGGTGTAAACGAGGGCGCTTTTTGGGGCTCTTGTTTACTTTCTTTGTTTACAGCCTTGGCGGTATTATAAAGGCCCTTTTTATACTATATTCTCTATAAAGTAAACAAGTAAACAATAATAATAAGAAAGATATAAATAGGGAAGGGGGGTGTATAGTATTAGGTAGTAGGTTATACACAGTAGTAAACCAGACACCCCTACGCCTCCAGAATATTATATGTAAAACTTGTTTACTTGTTTACTTTTTGGCGTAAGTAGTTGGTTTTTAATTGGTTAGCTTGTAAACAAGACTTTAGAGCCGCCAGACTTGTTTACTTCTATGCTTTCAGGGGTCCGCCCTTGCTTTTGAACCTCAAAAGATTTAACATTGTATTAAACTTTATTTGATATGCCTGGACCGATAGGAAACAAACACTGGATGTTTAGAATAAAAACCGGGGCGCCGCGAAAGTTTGACAGCCCCGACGAACTCCGCGAAGCGTTTAACGACTACTTTCAACACGTAGAAGATAACCCACTAAAAGAGGCCGTTTTACAGAAGATTAAGGCGGCTGGCGGGGCCGAAAAGGTGAAGGTTTACAGCCTCCCTAAAATGCGATGCATGACTATACAGGGCTTTTGTGGCTTTACGGGTTGCGGCTCTTCGACGCTCTACGAGTACGAAAAGCGGGACGGCTTTCAGGAAATCATAGCGCAGGCGCGCGAGATAATGTACGGCCAGAAGATCGAAGGCGCGGCGGCGGGCCTGCTAAACCCTTCAATCATAGCGCGCGAGCTCGGCCTGGTTGAAAGGGTGGAAAATACCGAGGTGCCATACCAGCCAATATTTGATGCAGGCAGCAAAAAAGAGTAAGGCGCCCGCACTGAGTAGAAACTTAGCCGTCTCGCCCGAGGGCTGGCTGGTGACTACAGCGGTCCGCAAACTCCGCGAGCTATCCATATCAGGCAAACGGACTTTAGAGGTCCCAGGCGGAACGTCTGCAGGTAAGACGGTCGGGATTATACCGCAACTATACCAGGACGCTATAGAGATGCCGGGCGCTACTATTTCAGTAGTTGCGGAAAGCGTGCCGCACCTGAAGAAAGGAGCCATAAGGGATTTTAAAAAGTTCATGGTTAGCACGGGCCGCTGGCGGGATAAGGACTATAATAAAACGGACCGCGTTTATAATTTCCGTAACGGGTCGTATATCGAATTTTTTAGTGCAGAATCGGAGGCAAAAGTACGAGGACCGAGGCGGGATATTCTCTACATAAACGAAGCAAATAATCTAACTTTTGAAACTTATTACCAGTTAGCCATACGGACAAACTTAAAGATTTGGTTAGATTATAACCCGACCGCGGAATTCTGGGCCCACACCGAGCTGGCTAACGACCCGGACGCCGCAAAGCTTATTTTAACTTACAAGGATAACGAAGCCCTGGCGCCGGCAATCGTTAAAGAGATTGAGAAAAACCGGGCCAAAGCTTTTTATGACGAAAGCCTGGAGGGCAAAGCGCTTTTTGCGGAGGCAAATATTAAAAACTCCTATTGGGCGAACTGGTGGAAGGTTTACGGACTGGGACAAGTTGGCAGCTTAGAGGGCGTAATATTTGATAACTGGAAGCAAATAAACGGAGTGCCAGAAGGCGCCAAGCTTTTAGGCTACGGCCAGGACTTTGGATTTACTAACGACCCGGCGGCGACCGTTGCGGTTTACGCGTGGGACGGTAAAATAATACTTGACGAGCTTATATACCAGAAAGGCCTGCTAAACTCCGACCTGGCCGCGATGTATAGGCAGGTCGGAGTTAAGCCGGGCGTGGTGATTTACGCGGACCAGGCGGAGCCGAAAAGCATTAAAGAGCTGGTTAGTTATGGCTTTAACGTCTTACCGGCTGGCAAGGGGAAAGACAGCGTTAACTTTGGGATTGACTTACTGCAGGGTTACGAGATGCTGGTAACGTCGCGGAGCCTAAACCTAATAAAAGAACTTAGAACCTACAGCTGGGCAAAGGATAAAAAGACAGGCAAAGCGACTAATAAACCGGTTGACGCTTTTAATCACGCTATAGACGCGGCCCGCTATTTAGCCGTAATGCTGCTAACCAACTACACCCCAAACTATAAAAGCCGCTCACATGGTAAAACTAAACGTAAGTCAAAAGGTAGTCACTATCAAGACTTCCTGGACTGAGGTAACTGCGGCGGACCTGCTAGGAATCAAAAGGGATAACCCGCGCGCTGTTATCGAAGCGCTAAGCACACTAACAGGCGAAGAGGTCCGAGCGCTTGACAGCGGGCAAGTTTTGGCCCTGTACGAGCTTGTTAGCTTTATTGACGATCTGGAAGACCTGGCGGCAAACGTCGCGCCTGGGGTGGAGTTGCCAGACGTGGACATAGCCGGCGGAACGTACGAGCGCGCGGAGGTGGGGCGGCTCCGCCTAACCGATTATAAAAAACCCTATTTGCTTTTCCCGGCTTTGGTTAAAGTTTATTATCCGGACCGCCTGCAGGACTTTACAGCCGTGGAGCTTATGGCCCTGGGCGCTTTGATCTTTGCGGAGCTTACAAAACTGTTTGAAAGGTTTAAGGACCTGAAAGGCGAGCCGCCTACAGAAGACCAGGAAGAGGCCGGAATTAGTGCGCTGCACACGTTCGGCACTTACGCGATAGTGGAGGGCGTCGCGTCGCGGTATGGCTGCAAACCTTACGACGTTTACCAATGGGCCGCCGAGGAAGTGTATATAGATTTACTCTACCAGCAAACGAAGGCAGCTTACCAGGAAAATTTGAGGAATATAGAGCGCCGCAAAAGTGGAGGTAAAAAATAAATATTAAACTTTGTTTGGTGATTCATTAAACTTTGTTTAATATTGATAAACATTTAACCGAAAAAGCACTATGAAAAAGATAGAAAAAGTTAATACCGGCCTTTGCCATCGGAGGTGCCAGACAGGGGAACCCCCTTTTTACGTAAATTGGCAAGAGAACGGAGAGAATAAAGGCGAGTTCTTCAGGCAGAGATTTGCCGCGGAGGCTTTTAGCGATAGACTTAAAAAGGCCGCCCGAGATTTAGACCTTTAAACCCTAAAAAATGGATAAGACTATATTAGAATTTTTGGAAGAGTTACCGGAGCCGCAAAGAAGCGAAGCGCTGGCGAACGCAAAAAACCCGGTTTACGGGTGCGAAGCAGATAAGGAATTTGGAGGCCTTGCGCGCTTAGTGCCCAGCGCCCGCGTCGCTTTGTCCAGTGCTTTTGTTTGGTCGCTAAGCCCGCAAGGGTTCGAATATTGGAGGGCGCAACAGATAAGGCCATGAAAATAAAAGCGATTGAACTAAAAGCCGGTATGCACCTAAAGCACGACGGGCACGCGGTTAGGCTTACAAAAGTTAAACAGGCCTTTCAGGCTAACGGCATTAAAATAGTGCAGCTTGAAGCGCTCCGCTGGGTTACGGCGCGGAGCGGCGAGCGCGTACAGATAACGGAAAAGTTTTATAAAAAAGCCTCCACGGCTGTAAACACCATAGACAAATGACAGATAAAAAAGAATGCACAAAATGCGCCGGCCTATTTGCCGCCTTCGGGTTTAACGGTCTGGTTAAGGTCGCGGACCAGTACGGGCGCGTCGAATACGGCGACGAAATAAACCAGCTGTATTACGGCGACTTTTACGAAAACAAGGATTACACGAGCTGGCCCGAGTGCCCTTCCTGCAAAAGGTCTTTAGACCTATACACCGAAATGCCAGGCGACGAGCACAAAAGCCCTAAGGCGTTCCGCCTTGCTTTCTTTGCCGCCGTGGTTATTTCAGCTATTTTCTGGCGGCTGGTTTACGGTTACTTTATGAGCTAAATAATTAAATAGCGCCCCGGCTTTGAGGTCGGGGCTTTTTTGTTTTATATTGGCGCCAGTATGGCTAACTATCAAAACATTGTAAACGCGTGCCGGGCCGCCGTGCCTAACGGCGAGCGCTTTATTCATGGCAGATTAATAGACTTTTCGCAAGGGTACAGCGGCGCCTATCCACTAATAACACTTTTACCGTTTACGATAACGGACGCCCGCGGAACGTCCGAGAACCGCTTCGACTCCACGCCGGTAATAATTGGCTTTTGGAAGCAGGACCGCCCGGACACCACACCAGAAGAGCGCGAAGCTTTAATAGCTGAGATGGACACGCTAAGCGATGATTTTATAAACAACCTTTTAGACCGTACAGATTTACAACTAAACAGCGTTTTAAAAGAGCCCCAGTATCAAATGTTCCAGGGAACGCTTAGCGGCGTGGCGGTATCTTTTACCCTTAACATTTTGGCACCGTGCTAAGCGGGCTAACGCGGGCCGTGCTGGCGTCCTTTGCCGAAAAGACAATAGCAGAGATACGCTCGCGGATTCCTGACGTTAGCGGCAAAAGCAGCGCCTCGCTGGGCTACAGGATTGAAGGGCTAACGCTTACAATATTTTCAAGCGAGAAATACTTCACGGTCCTGGAGACAGGCAGAAAGCCGGGCAAGCGTCCGCCTATTGATGTTATCGAAGAGTGGGTAAAGCAAAAGCCGGTTACTTCCGATATTAGCACCCGCTCGCTGGCGTTCCTCATAGCGCGTAAGATAGGCGAAGAGGGCTCGTTACTATACAGGCAGGGCGGTAAGTCTGGCGTTATATCCAAAAGCATAAACGCCCAAAGCATAAAAGAAAATTTAACCGACGTACTGGACGAAAAACTAAGGCGCGCGGTTATTAACGAATTTGTAAAACGCGGTACTTCATGAGCTTAATAAATGCAACACTAACCCCGGTAAACGGCCAGGACGTTTTTAGCCCTATGGTTTACGAGTTCGCCTTTACGGCGGCCAGCGCTCAGTTTGTGGAGGTCGAAGGCGGGGCGGCTATAGTTGTAAGCGCTCTATATATCGGGTTCTTAGAAGAGGGCGACCAGGTAAGGATAACGAACGGCGCCTATTTAGGCGTCTATACTATTATTGAAACGTTAGACCTCGGCCTGGATTTTAGGCTAAGCTTAAACACGCCTTACATAGGAAGCAGCGCCGCGACCGGCTCCAATAGATTCACACCGGAAGGCCTGGCAGACTTCCAACTAATAGCCGGCTATAGTAGCGGACCCGAGGCGGCTCTTAAGCCGTGGCAGGTAACGGACGAAATAAGAGTAAGCCCGAGCGTTTCAAACGGGCGTTACCGCTTCGACATTAGCGGCTTTATACGGTCGCGGTTTGCCGTGGGGGCTCCGCTCGTGGGTCCTGACGTACCTATAAGCATACGGTATTTAGTAAGGCTAAAAAGCGAGACGGCTATACCAGACGACACGAACGCGCTAACGGCTTACTATGGTTTAGCAGATTTAACCACGGCCCAGCAGGAAGGCGAGGAGGCAGTGGGCGAAAGGCCTGTTTTGTTCTTTGGTGGGGCGCCTGTATTATACAGCTTAGCGCTCGCCAAAGGCATAATAAACAACTTTATAGCAGAGCCGGACGCGGCGCCCTCCACGGCGTCCGGGGCGGTCGTAGAGCTCCAACTATTAAGTTGCGAGCCTAAAGTAATTAACTGGTTAGGCGTGGCGCCTACTGCAGGCTTTGACGTTACGCCCGCTTTGCCTTCATGGATTCAAGCGACCGCGAACGGCAACGGAATAGACCTGGTTATTAATCCATGCACGGCGGGCGCCGGTGACTACTTAGCGGCGGACTATAACCCGTTCGACTACCTGGTAGCCGGTGAAGTTAACAGCGTGACGGGCTGCTATAGCTTCGACTTTTCGGTAGGAGGCTCGCCGCTTTTTACCCTTAACACTTGTATTACTCCGATTTCGGAAATAGTGGAGATTTGCCCGGACGCGTTAAATTTTGCATGGCTAAACCAGCGCGGCGGCTTTTCGTCTATGGCATTAGATACGCGCTATATTAAGGGCCGGGAGTTTGGCAAAGAAAGCCTAACCGTTGGAGCGTCGGGGCTGCTTAAGCGTGTAGAGCTGGGCGAGGTTTACGACTCTTACAGCGTAAGCGGTGGAGTATTGACCAAAGTTCAAATAGACGCGCTGGCCTCCATGCGGTCCGCGATTCAGGTTTATTTATTTAACACCTCCACGCAAGCCTGGGATATACCAATAGTGCTAGATAAACAGAATTTTAGCACGTACGGCAACAAGTTTAACCAAAGCGAGACGCGGTTTAATTTCCGTTTTAAGATAGCGCAACGCGTACCAGTCCAGACTCAGTAATGACAGAAACCTATATAAACGGCCTTTTAGTAGATACCCAGGACGCCGAGATAGTTATGACTTTGCAGGCGCTAAGCTTTGAGACTTTAGGCAGCCGCAAAGGCAGTTACTCCAACGTCTTCGAACTTAGTAAGACTAACGCAAATAAGGCGCTTTTTGATAATTGCGAAATAGTGACAAGCTTAACAGCCCTACCCTACCAGCTAAACACCTTCAAGCATTTTATTGATGGTATGCTAATAATTGACGGCACGGCTACAATTTTAGAAACCCAGGAAAAATACCGGCTTTTTGTGAGCGCAGGCAATACGGATTTTTTTAAGGCCCTTAGTTCGGTTAAACTTACCGAGGTAGATTTAGCAGAGTATGACCACGAATACGAAGCCGTCGAAGTTATCCCGCGCCGCGAAACTTTGGACGGCTTCGTTTACCCAAACATAGATTACGGCTTTCTGGAGTACGCGGACCCGGACGCATTAACGTATTCTTTTAGGTTTTTTCATCCCAGCTTTTGGGCTAATACTATCCTATTAAAAGCGATAAGCGAGGCGGGCTACACGCTTCACGGCGACATATTGCAGACGCTTACCTGGCGCCGCTTAGTGGTCCTTTGCCGCGGAGCCGTCGCGGACCTGTTAGACAGCTTAGCCCAGTACAAATTTACTATTGATTATAATAGGCTAACCGGAGACGAAGAGGAAAAAATAAACTTTCCCGAGCGCGTTTCCGATAAGTCCCTTTTATATAGAAATGATTTGACTATAGGCCAGTTTGTCTATAGCCCAAACGTGGCGACCGGCCAGCAGGCGCGCTTTGAAATAAGTGTAGCCGGCAAAGTTATTACCAATTTGCCCCGGCGCTACACTAACGCGCTCGTATGGATCGACTTAATAATTTACAACGCTGCAGGCGCGGAACTCTTAACAATTTCAAGCGCTCCCGTACAGTTTGAGGATAGGTTTAAAGGGCCTTTTAACGTTTACAAAGCGCCGGCCAGCGGAACTCTAGAGCGAGATATTAACTCGGTCTTTCCCTCCACGCGCGACGATACGGCGGCATTTAATGCAATGCTGGCGGCAAACCCGGACTACACCCTTTTAAGGTTTGGCTGGCAGGTTAGGAGCAACCGCCCCGGCTACGGCTTAAAGTATCTACGCTTTGAAAATTTAGAGTTTATAATTAACCAGACACCAAAGGCAGGGCAACGGATAACCGCCCCGGCTTTCATAGCTCCGGTAACGGTCCGCGCTGCTAACGTCCTGCCGTCCGAGCCTACAGTGGGCGACCTGCTTTTAACAGTGGCGAACCTTGAAGGGTTGTTAATCCAAGTAGATGAAACGACTAAGAAAGTTAACACCGCTAAGCTGGACACGATAGCAAAAAACAAAGCGCGCGCGCTTGATTGGAGCGGCAAACTGGACATAACAGACGAGCCAATAGTGGGTTACTCAATTAACGTCTTTGCAAAACGAAACTTTTATAACTTCAAAGGGGACGACAAAGACAACCTACTAGAGCCAAATTACGGGCGCGGGGTTGTGGAGGTTGTTAACGTAAACCTAGAGGCGGAAAAGTCTATATTTACCAGTAAGTTTTCGCCCGTTCCGGTCCTGCCTACTTTGCAGAGTTCGCGAACTATGGGCCGCGTTTTCACAGGGGACAAATACACCTTTGACGGCTTCGACTACGTACTAAACGAAGACACCAAAATAGCAGACTTTAGCGCGCGGGTCGCTATCTTAGCGGAGGCCGAGGCGTCGCTGCAGATAGAAGAGGACGGCAACGAGATTAACTTCGAAGTTAACGGCGCGGCGCTTAGTTTTAGCCGGGCGCTTTCTGACAATTACGGGCTTTTACGCGCGGTACTGGATAACACGAAAACCGTCGAAGCCTTATTTTTGTTAGATTTAATAGACGTGCAGCGCTTAGATTTTAGCGTACCGGTTTACGTTGATTACTTTGGCGACTTCTTTATAGTCGAAGAGGTTAAACAGTTCAAAATAAATAAGCGCGAAAGCTGCTGGGTTAAACTTATAAAATTAGGCGTATGACATTAGAGACACTAAGAAGCGAGTACGACCGGGCTAAGCGCCTGTTTGAGGGTTGTGGCTGCAAAGTATATAAGGACCAAATGATAAGGCTAAGCGCTCAGATAAAAGCCCTAGAAGCAAGTATAAAAAAGGCGTAGGATATGGCAGAGGAAAGCATTTTATTAAAAGTCGGAATTGATGAAAATCAAATAGCCAGCAGCGAGAAAGCTATTGTAGATTTACGCAACGAGATTGACGGCCTAAAGGAAGCAAACAAAGCCTTAGCGGACCAGGGTAAAAAGAACTCAGTAGAGTATGTTAGAAACGAAACGGCTATAAAAGGCTTAAATAATACCGTACGCGAAAACCAGCGTATTTTGCAGGCCTCCGACAAAATACAAAAAAGTAATACGGGTTCGATAGCAGACATGAGGGCGAACGTTTCACGCTTAAAGCAGGAATATGTTAACCTAAGCGCCGAGGAACGCAACAACGAAAAAACAGGCGTGGCGCTTCAAAAAGCTTTATTAGCCCAGACCGAGGAGCTTAAGCGGTTGGAAGGTCAAATAGGAGTAACCGGGCGAAACGTGGGTAATTATACCGGCTCTATAGTTGAGGCCGTGGACCAAACCGGACTATTTGCAAAAGCCCAGCAAGCCCTGGCAGCAGTTAACAAAGTTGTAACAGCAACAACCGGCGCGGCGGGCGCGGCTACTTCGTCTTTTAATAAAATACTTATTACGTCGGGCGTTGGTGCTTTCGTGGTGGTGCTAGGCTCGCTGGTTGCTTACTTAACCCAAAGCCAGGAAGGCATGGACAAACTAGCTCGGGCAACCTCCGCCGTTAGCACGTTCGTAAGTGTTCTGGCTGACGCGTTAATAGGCCTAGGAAAGCAAATTTTTGATAACGTAATACCGGCCTTTGAGGGTTTGGGCGACATTATAGCCGGCATAATTACTTTAGACTTTGACCGAGTAAAGCGCGGCATTGACGGCGTGGCAGAGGCCGCCGGTAATATTGACGGTATTAACATTTTAGAGGTAGGGGCCGCCGCGGTCCAGGCCGGTAAAGAAGCCGCACGCCTTGAAGGCGAACTGCAAAACCTTGTAAGAGCCGAGAAGGCGCTAAGCCTTGAAAGGGCGCAAAGCCGCCAGCAGTTGGAAGACCTTAAGAAGTTAGGCGAAGACGTAACGAAGAGCACCTCGGAGCGCGCGGCGGCTATAGCGAAGGCGGAGGCACTGGAGCAAGGCCTGGAGCAAAAAAGCATTGACCTGCAGAAGCAAAGAATTAGTATTTTAAAGCAGCAAAACGACCTAAGCAGCAGCACGGACGCGGACGTTAACCGGGTTATTGATGCAGAAATAGAGCTGGCAAACCTGCAGCAAGAAAGCGCAACTAAACAAATAGAACTCCAAAACAAAAGGAACGCTTTAAACAAAGAAGCGGCGGACAAAAACAAAGCCGCGGCGGCCCAGGTTACTAAGGATCAAGACGCCGCGGACGCCGAGGCACTTAAGAAAGCCGCGGAGCTCCAGAAGGAATTAAACGCTAACTACTCGGAGGCTATAAAGACACGCGCCGCCGAGACTGACTTAGCTATAAGGGGTTCAATAAACAGCGTTAAGCAGCAATTTGCGGACGGCCTCATAGACTTAGACACCTACCAGGAACAATTGGACCAGGTGGAGGCTTTGGCTATCGAGACGCGCGCGGCGGCTTTACAGGGCCAGCTCGTAGCTACTCAGGAAAACGCGGCTATAGACGCCGAGACGCGCGTAGCTATAGAGACAGATTTACAGGCGCAACTTAGAGCGCTGCAGGATGAAACGGTTAGCCGTGGAGTTGCGGCGCAACAAGCCCAACTAAGCGCGGCGGCTAAGTTAGCGGAGGAAAAGAAACAACTGGCAATAGATACCGCCGCGGCGGAGGTTGCGGCCCAGGACGCCGTTCTAAATGCCGCTAAAAATATCTTTGGAGAACAAAGCGCCGCCGGCAAGATAGCCGCCAGCTTTCAGGCACTTCTGGACACGTACCGCGGGGCGAACTTAGCCCTGGGAACTTTGCCGCCGCCGTTCGGAGCCATAGCAGCCGCGGCAACCGTGGCAACTGGTCTGGCCAACGTAGCGAAGATAAACAGCAAGCCCGCGCCAAAGTTCGAAGAGGGCGGAGGCATAGAGATTGGCGGACCGTCGCACGCGGGCGGCGGCTCGGACGTAGCGATAGGAGGGCGGACCGTGGCAAACGTGGAGGGAGGCGAGGGCCTTTTCGTTATGAAGAAAAACGCCTTTCAGTCAATTAAGGCGCTAAGTAATTATAACCAGCTTTACGGCGGGCGTAGTTGGACCCGTGGCTCGTCTAATTACTTAGCGGACGGCGGAGCCATAAGCCGGGCCGGTGTGCCAGGTATTGACCGCCGCGCCTTACAGGAAACCCAGCAGGGTTTTGAGCAGGCAGTAAGCGCGCTAAACTTAGTCGTAAGGGTTACGGATATTAACCGCGTAAACGCGGAGGTTAACCAGGTGAAGGCTATAAGCGATTTAAGCTAAGAGTTATTTGAAAAATTTAAACCGGGCCGTTAAGTCCTTACCGGTAATTATGAAAACAGGCGCCGCGAAGGGCCAAAGAATCAAAGCGAAAAGGCACGAAAGCAGGACAAGAAAAGAGGCGGTTAGGCGGTTTAGGTATTTCATTTTTTGAATTAGGTTTAAATTATTTAGGCAAATTAAGAATTTATCTTAAAACTTTACAGTATATTAACCGCTAAATTATGAAGATACTAAACATTGAAGGTGTAATAGGCAGCAAAAACGACACGACCGTAACCAAGGGCGAGAAGGTTTTTAGCTTTGCGGACCTCCAAAACTTTTTGGATTCTTACGGCGGTGGACCTTTTCGGGCTATTTTTAAAAGCCCTGGCGGCTCAGTCGAAGAGGGTTTTAAAATCTTCGAAGAGCTTAAAAAGCACGAAGTGCACACCGAGGCAATTGTAGCTAACAGCATAGCCAGCGTTATGTTTTTAGCCGGTAAAACCCGAAAAGTTTTTAGGGGCTCCGAGATGATTATTCATAACGCCTGGATAGACGCGGACACCTTAGCGGGCGAAAAGTTAAACTTTCACACCCTGAAAGCTTTAACGGAATCTTTTGCCCAGACCGATATGCAAATTTTGGATATTTACGCGGGCGTAGCAGGCCACGAAAACGCCGCTAAAATCCTGGCCCTTATGGCAGTCGAGACGAACGTAGGTGCTAACATGGCACTGGCGTTAGGCTTTGCAACCGAGATAGTCGAAGCGGAGCCAGCAACGGCTTACTTTAAAAACAGGGTGCTAACCTATAGCCAGAATCAAATAGGTGCGTTAAATTTACAGGACGGCCCCGTTAAGATTTACGCGGACGTTATTTATATTAATGAAGCCGGCAGCGTGTTAATGCTTAAGCGGTCCGCCCAGGACGACTTCGAGCCAGGCGCGTGGGGCTTTCCGGGCGGCAAGGTTATGCAGGGTGAAACAACCGAGGCGGGCGCCCTTAGGGAGTTCGAAGAGGAAACAGGCGCTAAGCTTGAAGGCGTGGAGCGCCTAGGCGAAGAGGTTAACGAGGACGAAAGTTTAACGGTTTACTTTTATGCCAGTGGAGACATAGCCGCGCCGGGTGAAACGCCCGAGCACGAATTAGCAGCTTATAAAACAGTCGAAGAGCTGAAAGCCTTAGCGGTTATCAAAGGGCAAAACGAGCGCTTTATAAATCTAGTTAATCAAATTTTAAATAAACTTAATATGGATCACAAAGACAAAGTTAGCGCCTTTGAAAAAGCGCTCGCAGGGGTTAAGAACTTCTTTAAGACTTCGCTTAAAAATATGGCAGTACTCGCAAAAGACGGGACGGCCTTGTTTATTGGAGGCGAAGAGGGCGGCGAGCTTATAGGTAAGCCGGTATTTTTGGCGGTCGAAGGACTACCAACAGAAGAAAAGGCACCGGCTGGCAGCTATGAGCTAGAAGACGGCAAAACTATTACGGTTGACGAAAGCGGCGTAATCAGTGAAGCATCGGAACCAGCAGCGGCACCCGCTCCAGAAGAGATGGAGGCCTTAAAGCTTGCTTTTGACGAAGAGAAAAAAGAGATTGAAGCGCGCCACGCCTCCACGGTTGCTGGTCTTTCCGCTCAAATCGCGAACCTAAAAAAGGATAAAGGAGACGCAACCGAAAAGCTTAACGCTTTGGTTAAAGACTTCGCGGACCTTAAAAACCAGGTGCTGGGCGACCCAGACGAAAAGGCAAAAACCCCGAAAAGCTTAACCCCGAAAAGCTTAACGCCGGAAGAGTTCAAGGCACTAAGCCCGGGCGAGAAACTCAGGTTGCAGGCCATGAACAAAGCAGAGGCTAAAAAATAAATATTCAACTTTCAAAACCATACGGAAAAAATGGCAGAAATTATTTACCCTAACGGGAACACTTACGGCGGCAAGCTCTATGCGGAGCTAATGACGCCGGCAATGTTAGCACCAGCCGGCATTGTAAACCGGGGCCTGGTTACAGGCATCGAGACGGTTAAGAGCAAGGAAATTTTAAGAGGTGTTAACCGCGCTATTGAATTTCAAGAGCCGAGCGCTAAGTTCGTAGCCCAGGCGGGTAACATTGCACTAAGCGAGAAGGCTTTGGAGATGAAAGCTTACGAAGTAATGGACGAGATCGACGCGGTGGACTTGCGGCTATCTTGGGAATCGGAGCAGCAAAAGCCAGGAAGCTTTGAAGATTACAAGCTAACGCCCGAGCTTTACAACTTCCTTTTGTCGGAGGTTTACGCACCTAAAATGGCGATCGGAAACGAGCAGCTATATATCTTAGGTAAAGCGGGAGTTAACGCTGGCGGGGTTGCTACGGCTACATTTACGGCGCCTTACGTGGGTCTTTTGCCTTTGGCTATCGCGGACGCTACAGTAAGAAAAACGGCTTTGCCTCCGACGGCAAAAGTGGCGGTTACTGCTATCGCGTCTGGAGCTGCTAACGCGGCAACGGTTACGGTCGCAAACGCTGACAATATTATAGTAGGGGACCGCGTAACCTTGACAGGCACGGACGGAAACCAGACAATAGGCGGAGCAACAATCGCAGGCCAGACGGTTACGGTTATTGCTATTAACGCGCTCGTTTTGACAATCGAAGAGGCCGTAACAGGCGCGACGGCGGCAACGGAAGGCTTTGGCTGGTATGTTAACCAGACCAACATAATGAGCGTAATCACTGCTATTTACATGAGCGTTCCGCAAAAGGTAAAGAAGCAGGTAAGTAAGACCGGAAACGGGCGGACTAAGATATTCTTATCTGACCGTATGGCAGACGCTTACCGCGTTGCAAACGGCCTAATCCAGGGCAACGGTGGAGACTTTACGCTGGTTAGTTACTTCGAACAAGATTCAATTTTCAAGTACTTGGATTTTGATGTAGTAGCAATGCCACACTGGGCGGACAACACCGCGGCGGTATGGAACCCAGGAAACGTTTTCCTAGGAGTGGATTTGCTTTCTGACGAAGTTAACGCGCGCGTTTTATTCCTTGGTGACGTAACCGGCGACGACGTTTACAGAGTGAAAAACCGAATGAAATCGGATATTACCTATAAATACGGTCAAGAGGTCTTTTTATACAAGCCTTTGTAATTTGAGGGCGGAGCGTAAAAACTCCGCCTATTTTCTAACTATTTAGATGTAAAAAACTTATGGCATGTAATGAATTAACGAGGGGTATTGATCCAAATTGTGACGCGCTAAGAAAGCCGGGAGGCCTTAATAAACGCGTTTATATCGGGGTCCTTTCAGACCTTGCGACGGTAGCGTTCGGAGTTGACAACGTAATAACCGCGCTAACCTTTGCGGCTGACAAGGGTCTGGTTAAGTTTATCGGGAAGCGCGAAAAGCATAATACCGCTATGACTTTAGAGGTAGGGGACAATTTTAATTTGCGTAACCACGCGGTTAACTTAGTCGCTTACTACAGCACGGCTGGCGAACTTGCAGCACTTGACGAACTTATAGACGTCGAAGGGCTTTTTATGATTGCGGAAACTAATAGCGGCGAGCTTGAGGTTTGGGGTATGAATAAGGGCGCGAATTTCGCAAACTTTGGCCTAAAAGCGGCCAGCGTTGAGGGTGGAAGCGGTACGGTTATCTTAGACAGTAATGTTTATACTTTAGGGTTTACCGGCAACCATGAAAACCTGCAAGGGTATTTTCAATCAGTGCAGGAGCCCGCCAGTACTTTAGCGGAGGACATAGCTATTCTGGACGCGCTGGTAGTTTGGCCAGTTCCGCCGGTAGAATAACAGCCTGCAGCGGAAAAATAAAGAAGCCCTTAGCCTCCACGGGTTAGGGGCTTTTCAATTTTATTCACTACTTTGTTCAAAATTTTAGAAGCTATGAAGCGATTTAAAAAGCAATATTCAAACCAGACTATAGTTTTAACCAGCGGCCTGCTTATCGACTCGGAGTCAATTAAGCGGGCGGCGGTTCAAAAAGCCGTGAAAGGCCTTAATCATTTTATGCTGGAGGACGTGCCGGAGGAACAAGCAGCGGAGGCGGAACCGCCGAAACAACCAGCAACCGGAGGAGGCGGAGCGGGCGACCCACGCCCAAAGAAGACACGAATCAGAACTAAAAAATAAAAATGGCTAAGAACCCTAAGCAGGTCCGCCAGGCGCAAAAGGTTATTAACCTACAGGCGAACGCCTCCACGTTAACACGCGGAGCACTGGCGGCGGTTGGTGACTTCAAAAAGAAGATAGCCAGCGCGGCAAAAAATGCCGTTGCGGTTATACTCAGAAACAAAGGAAATGAGCGCTACTATTACGGCGAGCTCGATAACCTGCCAAATACCATTATAGCGACCGTGGACAATAGCGGAACCGCGACGGCATGTATAGAGCGCCTGGAGCAGTTTATACAGGCGGACGGCTTTATATTGGAAGGCCTAAACGCCGTTAAGGCAAACAGCAAACAAAGCCTTTTAGCCGTTACCGCCGAGATTGTTACAAACGTCGCTTACCTTGAAGGGTACGCGCTCCGCCTGGTATTTAATAACGACGGCTCAATAAGAAAAATTTATAATATAAACGTTAGCAACCTTAGGAGGGTTAACGGCGGCTTTGAGTTCAACCCACTAAACGGCGAGCTAGGTGAAGACAAAAGCGAGACGGTTTTCTATCCAGAATTTGACGCGGAACGCCCGCCGGCGGAGCGCCTGCAGACAATCAAAAAACAAATAGGAAAGCACGGCGAGCAGCTGGGCGAGATACTTTACGTTTACCGAAAAGGCCTCGGGCGGTTTTACGATATTTACCCAGTGCCCCGCTATTACGCTTCAATCGAAGACCTGGTAAGCGACGGTAAAATAAGCCGCCTGGACCTCCGAAATATAGCCCAGGGATTTAGGACCCCGGTTATAATTTCAACCGGTCCAATCGACGACCAAAACGAAGACGAAGACGGCAACACGTCCCAGGATTATTTTGATGAAGCGCTGCAGGACTTCACAGGCGAAGACGCCAGCCCTATTTTGCACCTTAAAGGAAATACCGAGGAGTTTAAGCCCACGGTAACGACTATAAATATTGCGGAGATATTAGACCAAACGGACCGCGCCAGCGAGCGTATAGCTAAACGCGTTTGCCGTGTTATGGGTGTGCCAGACGTTTTGGTAAGCATTGCGAAGGAGGGCCAGCTGGGCAACGTGCAAGAGCTTAAAAATACGCTTAGCCTTTTCGCGCTTTCAGTCTTCAAAAGACAGGAATTAATAAAGGAAGGCTTCGACCAAATTAAACCGTTTTTAAAGCTCGAAGGCTTACCGGCGGGCG